TTATCAAGATCCCGAACTTATTTCACAAGCTAGAAAAGGTTTAGAGGAATTCAACAAAAGAGTTCCCCAAGTAAACGCTTTAGCTATGAAAAAAGCAGGCTTGAGAAACTCTTTGAAAGAATCAGGCTTAACTCCCGACTCTCCTAGCTACAAAGCGACTCAGAAAGAGATGGATGAGATAGATCGACAAATTACGGATCTGACTGCTAGACCAGGTGCTATCAGTTTAGATGCTATAGATGAATTTTCAGTTTCAAAAGCAGATTTAGAAAAGGCTACTGGCAAACCATTTACAGAAACCCTTGATAAAAGTTTGGATGAAATATTTTACGCATACGATGAAACTGCGTCAGGTTCAATAAAGCAAAGATATGGTCCTGGCACCCCATTAGAAAGAGCAGCAAGGTATTTTGACGAGATAGCTACAACTGATGATCCTTACTTTAACATAGGTGAGGGCATTTCTATTTTGAAACGTGCTACTAAATACAAAGATGAATTTATACCAGGATATGCTCTTGATCCTTATGTGACAGGTAAAGCAGGGAACCTCAGAACAAATTATTCAAAACTTCCTGTCAGAAGTAATTTTTTGAAAGCTGTACAAGATGGTAAGGATGGACTTTACTTGGATTCCGGTGCTAAAAGGTTAGGAAAAGAAGGTGGAGAAGGAACAATTATTGAAAGTATTTATCAAGAAGCAGGTTCTGAAATAGATAAAATACTCAGAGAGTTAGGGGTAGATCCTAAAAAATATACGTTGAAAAATATAGATAACCCTGACAAGAAACTAAAACCTTTTACAGATAGAGATTTTACAGGTACTTATGTAAAAATAGATGATGAATTAAGAGAGCTAGTAAAAGAAAAAGGTATTGATGCATTTCAGGCAGGTGGTCCAGCCATATCTAAACGCGAACAAGAAAGAATGGCTAGAGCTAAAAAGGAAGAAATAAAAGATGCTTTTCAAGATGTTGTAGGTAAGAACTTTTACAAACAATACATAGAAGATACGCGCCTTGAAGATTTATACAATACTTACAAAGGAGTATCGGACATACCGGAAAACATAGAGCAAGGTTTGACAAAATCTGATGGATTTTTTTCGCCTTTTGAAAATGAATTGAAACAAATATTAAAAGCTGACGATCCTAAAGCTGAAATATTAAAAATGGTTGATATATATTCAGCTGCCGAAATTGACAGACTTTTGCAATCTATGGACTTACCTGTTGATATTAGAAAAACACCAGAAGGTACAAGGTTTGGTAAAGATCTATATAGGGGAGATAAAATAAATTTAGATTTTACAGGCTACAAACCAGAAGAAGGTGATTTTGCAGGGAGCATCAAATTTGGTTATACAGATCGCACTCCTTTTGGAGATGTTTCCATACAAAGCATGATTGATGAATTAGGAGATGTAAAGACTTATGCTGACTATCAATACGAAGAAGGCCCTTTACAGATAAGAGGACAAAAAAGACCAGGTAGAGATTTCTACGGTGATATAAGTTATACGCTTGATGACATAGATCTTGGTAACAATCAAAGATTAGCAGCGCAAGCGATAGTAAATAATTTAAAAGATGCTGCACTCAGAATACAGTATTTATACCGTAACCCTCAATCCGGAGCATATTTAGGAGGTGGACTAGATTTATCCAACCAGATGGGGCCTGAGCTACAATTACAGTTTGGTAAAAGATTTTGAACCTAGCACATCTTTCTGATCAAGAAATTAAAGAAACTTTAGTTTTAAAAGAACGTCTAGAGTTGTTGAAAAAACAACAAAGCTGTCAAGAAACATTTTTAGATTTTATTGATCACATGTGGCCTGAATTTATTTGTGGCCGTCATCACAAAATATTTGCTGAAAAGCTGGAGGATGTAGCTAACGGTAAATGCAATAGACTTATCATCAATATGCCACCACGTCATACCAAGTCTGAATTTTGTTCTACCTACTTTCCTGCTTGGATTATGGGCAAGCAGCCCAAAAGAAAAATTATGCAAACAACTCACACAGGAGAGCTGGCTGTACGATTTGGTCGTAAAGTTCGTAACATGATGGATAGCGAGGAGTACCGACAAATATTTCCAAAAGTTGAATTGCAAGCAGACTCAAAATCAGCAGGTCGTTGGGAAACCGACAAAGGAGGCGAATACTTCGCTGCCGGTGTAGGAGGTGCGATTACAGGTCGTGGTGCTGATTTATTGATTATTGACGATCCACATTCTGAGCAAGATGCACTAAGCCCTACGGCTATGGAAGCTTGCTGGGAGTGGTACACTTCAGGACCTAGACAGCGTTTGCAGCCTGGGGGAGCTATCATTCTAGTGATGACACGTTGGAGTTCTATAGATCTAACTGCAAAGCTACTGGACTCACAAAAAGAAACGTCAGCTGACCAATGGGAAGTTGTAGAGTTTCCAGCTATATTCCCTGAAACCAACAATCCTTTATGGCCTGAGTTTTGGGGTTTAGATGAGTTAGAAAAGGTCAAAGCCTCTTTGCCGGTACAGAAATGGAATGCACAATGGATGCAGACACCAACTTCAGAAGAAGGATCCATAGTCAAAAGAGAGTGGTGGAATGAGTGGGAAAGCGAAATCTTACCTCCCGTAAGTTATATCATTCAAAGTTATGATACTGCATTCAGCAAAAAAGAAACCGCAGATTATTCCGCTATATCAACTTGGGGTGTATTTAGACCTACGCCTGACTCTCCTGATTGTATTATTTTGTTAGATGCACAAAAAGACCGTTGGGATTTTCCTGAGCTGAAAAGAGTTGCTTATGAGGAGTACCAATACTGGGATCCTGATATGGTTTTGATAGAAGCCAAAGCCTCTGGTACTCCGCTTACTCATGAGTTGAGAAGATTAGGGATACCGGTGGTTAATTATTCACCAACTAGAGGCCATGACAAATCTACAAGAATGCACTCAGTTGCTCCTATTTTTGAATCAGGATTAGTCTACGCTCCTACAAAAAAGTTTGCAGAAGAAATGATAGAAGAGTGTGCTTCTTTTCCTTTTGGTAAAAATGATGACCTATGCGATACTATGACTCAAGCTTTGATGCGATTCAGAGAGGGAGGTTTAGTTTCTTTGAATGATGATTATGAGGACGGAGAAAAAGCACCTGTAAGAAGGGTATACTATTAGTACGATGTTGATAATTCTATTTGAATATGAAGAGGAAAAAAGAGTGTTACACTAATGGTGAAACAACGACAGCAAAAAATTAAAACAAAAAATTATTTGCAAAAGTCTAAAAAACAACAAAAACTTAAAATACATAATCAGTAATGGCAATAGAAAAAGACATAAATCCAACTGCTCTTAACGAACAAAACCAAGTTCCTTTAGGTCAAGAAGATATGACTGTTGCTATCGAGGCTATTCGCGATAGGGGTACCGAAGGTTTTGAAATACAAGAAGATGGTAGTGCTATTCTTGCAGAATCCATAACTGAAGAAATAGAAACAGGCTTTGATGAAAACTTAGCAGAAGTTTTGGATGATCAACAATTAGCAAACATTTCCAACGAACTTGTTGCAGGTATTGAAAAAGATAAAGCATCAAGAGAGGATTGGGAAAGAACATACAAAGACGGTCTTGAGTATCTTGGTATGCGTTTTGATGATGAAAGATCCGAACCCTTTGAAGGTGCAAGTGGAGTTATCCATCCTTTATTAGGAGAGGCTGTCACTACTTTCCAAGCACAAGCTTATAAAGAACTCCTACCTTCTGGCGGCCCTGTCAAAACACAAGTTATAGGGGCTTATGATTCAATCGCTGAAGAACAAGCTCAAAGAGTCAAAGAATTCATGAACTACCAAATAACTCATGTAATGGAGGAGTTTGATGAAGAGTTAGATCAACTATTATTTTATTTGCCTCTAGCAGGTTCTGCGTTCAAAAAAGTTTATTATGATGAAGGGTTGGGAAGAGCAGTATCCAAGTTTATTGCACCTGAAGATTTGATTGTACCGTACTTTGCTACAGATCTAGAAACATGTCCCAGAATTACAAATGTTGTAAAGATTGCTGAAAACGAAGTAAGAAAACTGCAAGCGCTGGGTTTTTATAGAAAGATAAATATAAATTACGGTGATAATACAGACAACTATTCTGAAGTTAAGGAAGAAATAGAAAAATTATCTGGTATGGAGCCTTCCTATGATGATGGAGAGGTTTCTGTTCTTTACGAAGTTCATTGTAATTTAGAGCTTGAAGGATTTGAGGATGTCGATGAGGAAGGTCAGATGACAGGTATCAAGCTTCCTTATATTGTGACTCTTGATGCAGGATCTAACGAGGTTTTATCTGTAAGAAGAAATTACAGAGAAGATGACGAGCTAAAAAAGAAAATAGAATACTTTGTCCATTTTAAATTTTTGCCTGGGTTAGGTTTTTACGGTTTTGGTTTGACACACATGATTGGAGGTCTATCAAAAGCATCTACCTCAATCATGAGGCAACTAATTGATGCAGGCACGTTAGCAAACTTACCAGCTGGTTTTAAAACAAGAGGTATTAGAATTAGGGATGAAGATACTCCGATACAGCCAGGTGAGTTTAGAGATGTTGATGCACCTGGAGGATCACTTAGAGATTCAATACAACCCCTACCTTTCAAAGAACCAAGCGGAACCCTACTGTCGCTACTCAACATATTAGTTGATTCAGGACAACGGTTTGCATCCATAGCAGAAATAAATACAGGAAGAGGTAATCCAAATGCACCTGTGGGTACAACATTAGCTTTACTAGAAAGATCTACAAAAGTTTTATCTGCAATACATAAAAGATTACACAATTCGCAGAAAAAAGAATTCAATCTATTGGCTGATGTTTTTCAAGAATATTTGCCACAAGAATATCCATACGCGATAGCAAATAATGAGACAACAATCAAACTAAGTGATTTTGACGAAAGGGTAGACATATTTCCAATATCTAACCCTGATATATTCAGTCAATCACAAAGAATAGCTATGGCACAAGAAATGATGCAGTTAGTTGCATCTAATCCACAAGTGCATGGACCTACCGGCACTTATGAAGCATACAAAAGGATGTATGCAGCCATAGGAGTTGATAATGTTGAACAAATTCTTACACCTCCTCCTCCAACAGAGCCAATGCCTTTGGAAGCAGGTTTTGAAAACAATCAACTGTTATTAGGTAATCCTGCTCAAGCTTTTCCACAACAAAATCATGATGCACATATTGCAATACACATGTCTTTGCTGAACACACCACCTGTGCAAATGAATGCTCAGGTACAGGCTCTGATACATTCACATATCATGCAACATCTACAAATGAAAGCTGACATACTTGCACAACAACAAATGCCACCAGAGGTCTTACAGCAATACCAAGGTTTACAACAACAAGCACAACAAGCATCACCTGAAGAAGCTCAAAACTTGATTTTACAAGCAGGAGATATAGTAGCTCAATTTTCTTCTCCGATTCTTGCTGAATTATTAGCTGAATACACACAAAAGGTTTCTGCTCCGCAAGATGAAGATCCTCTTGTAGCTATAAGAAAACAAGAGTTAGCGTTGAAAGGTCAAGAGCTATCTATGGAACAACAGCAATTTATTGCATCAGAGAATAGAAAAGCTATGGAAGCTCAACAGAGAAATGCAGTTGACAGAGAAAGAATTGAAGCACAAGAAGATATTGCCGATATGAGAGATGAAACTGCTAGAGCGAGGCTAGAACAACAAGCTAGGTTCAAATTATTTGATGCACAAAATAAGCGATAAGACTTGCAAATAAATAATTTGTAAAGAATAATTGACCAAATGATAAAAAGAACTGAAATAAACCAACAAAAAACACCTACTGTGATGAAGAATAAAAATCCTTACAGTAACAAAGGTTCTGTACCTCTGAAATCAGATGCAGGTACTTTTGATGCCAATACCAAGCCTAAACCTGGAATGGGTAAAGGTAAAAGTAGAGGTATGGGCGCTGCTGAATTCGGTGGCAAGTTTTCTGGCATTTATTAGGTGTCAGTTGTTTGGATTAGCCAAAAGTTTTTAAAAGAACTTGAGGCTCAGAGAGAAGGCGTAAAAGATACAATTTTAGCCGGTGCTAAAGACTTTGCGCAATATCAATATCTGCTTGGACGTTACAGCTCTCTCGTTGAAGCAGAAAATACATATAGGGAGCTGCTGGGTAGAATAGAAGAAAATGACGAAGATACACGTTCCTGACCATGTTGCAGAAGCAATAGAAAAAGAATCCAAGGTCGAATCCATAAAATCAAACGAAGAATCCAAAACTGAAGATACAGGCCCTTATGTAGAAGAGTCTGCAAGAGTTTTAGATCCCACATTATTAGATAAATCAATTTTAGAAAGAATGCCGCAACCGACTGGATGGAGAATACTTATTCTTCCATATCGAGGTAAGGGGGTAACAGAAGGTGGCATACATTTAGTCCAGTCACAAGTGGACAGAGAAAGTTTGGCGACTGTTGTAGGTTATGTAGTCAAAATGGGACCTGATTGCTACAAAGACTCTAGTAAATTTACTGAGGCTTGGTGTCAGGAAAAACAATGGGTATTAATAGGACGGTATGCTGGCGCACGCTTCAAGCTTGGTGATGAGTCTGAATGTAGAATTATCAATGATGATGAAGTTATAGCCACAATATTAGATCCTAACGATATTCTTGCAGTATAGGAGAAATAATGGCTGAAGAAGCAGTAAACAAAGAGGCAATCGAAGAAGGTGAGATTGTCGAGGTAGAAGTACCTGAAGAAAAACCTAGCGGTAAAATAGCGGATCTTGCTGAAGAAACCGTTGATGTAGAAGCTGAACAAGCGATTGAGGATGTTTCAGAGGAACCGCAAGAAAAGTCACAAGATGAACTTGAGGATTATTCTGAGAAAGTTAAAAAACGTATTGGCACTCTTACAAGAAAACTAAGAGAAGCAGAAAGAGGTCAAGAGTCTGCATACGAGTATGCAAAAAGACTTTCAGAAGAAAATC